ATTTCTTGAATTTCAAATTCTTGTGACATTGTAGTATTGGTAATTGTAGATGTTCCAACACTAACTCCACTTACACCTGAGAATGTAACAAAGTCACCCATTACCGCTCCATTAGAAGTTGCTGTAACGTCAACGTATGTAGTTCCTGATGTAAAAGAAAATGTAGCTGCTATCGTAGTAGATAAAGGTGTAATATCGTAATAGTTGTTATCGTAATAAATATATAATTTTCTATCTGTACCAATAGCAGATAATGAATCTCCTGCTAAATCTGTATAGTTGTGGATATCTCTTGCAACACCAATAAGATGTAAAGGTGGAGCAACGTTTTGCCAACCACCTATTTTTTCAGGGATTCCATAACGGAATCGCATATTATCGCAATCAGTCCATCCGCCTTCGGCTCCGTATAGTGTATCTTGTTTGTTAATACCGGGACGCGGGAATTTTACTTTGGTTATGGGCATAAAACCTCTATTAAAAGAGATTTTATATCACTTTTTAAACCAAGCTGGAAGTCCTAAATGAGCTCTACGATCGTATATATTTTCTTTAGATCCTTTAGTTTCAACATTATTGTAATGTAAGAATACTTGAGCGCAGTCATCAAAAGATAATTTATCTCTCCAATGCTCTAATTCATTTCCTCTATAAACTAACATATCACCAGGTTGTAACATTACTTTAGTACCTTTAGATTTAGATGGTTTATAATTACCTGTTTTTTCATCTACTGTACCTTCTTCAGAATTTGGTTCTAGATATATTGGCCAGCAACCTCCTCCTAAATTCATAGTAGTAGATATCTCACATGAGAATCTATCTTTATGACGTTTTAATACATCACCTTTTTTATAGATTCGTGCATAAGAATAATTAGGGTTTAACTTTAATCCTGTATTCTTTTCCATTACTGGAAGTAATTTTGTTAATAATGTTTCCATTACTATGTCAGAATAGTGTGAATATGTTTCTGGAACTTGTTGGTCGTTCCAAACGCCAAAATATTCCGTAAACTGACTTATGTANTTTGNATCAAACATAGTTCTTGCAACTGTTCTTTTCATCATGAAATAATCATAACAAAACTTAGCAAGATCTTCTGATATCGCTTCTTTAATAACTACATACTTATCATCTTTAAAACTCATTTTTTCTCCTTTTTAGTTTCTGTTTTATTTTCTGCTCTAGTTTGTACTCTTACTGTATCAGTAATCATTTTTCTAACAGCTTGTAGATTAAAATGAATAAACCTGAATGGTTCTACACCATCATCTACTGTATATTGATGTTCCATATAAGCTGGGAAGAATATCATTGTTCCTGGTTTCGGCTTATAATGAATTTTATCAGTTCCTAAAGTTATTTCAGTTTCATTCTTTAATGGTAACTGTGTAATAAGTTTAGCCGGTCTTGGATCATGGAAAACTGGCATTGAAGTTTTATCTGAACATTTTAAAAAATAAAAACCAGATATATGATTATCATAATGTATATGACCTTCGTGATGTCCACCACCTTTTTCACCAAACTCTTGTACCCAAAATTCAGTCCAAAATAATTCATAATTTTTTAAATCATAACCCATATGGTCTAAAACATTCCAAGATGTTGAACCAATATATTCTTGTAATTCTTTTAAAGCAGGATCTCCAACTAGCGATGTAGAATGATAACTCATTCCATGATCACCTATCTTTTTACCAAATTTCTTTTCACGTTCTTTGATAGCTTTAACATTATTTTTCTTTGCGTCTTTAATATATTTATCACAAACTTTATTTGCATCATCTACCCATTCTGGAATTTCTATAGAATAGACTGGTGAACTAAAATAAATTGATGAGTTTAATTGATCTGTTTTTGCCATCTTCTCTCTCCTTTAGTTAAGTTTTTCTTTATGTTTTTTTAAGTATTTTAATAACACTTCTAATCTATCTTCTACTACACTTACATCTACATTGCAACCTGCACATAAAAGATCTCTTATTTTACCTGTTTTATGATTATGATCTATAGCTAGTTTTCTTTTAAATGTAGATTGATGTCTATTACAAATAGCACAGCAATAATTTTGTTTTTTTAATTTATTTTCGTATTCTTCTAAAGATACATTATAAGCTCTTTTAAGATAACTTTTTCTTTGAATTTTAGCAAAATTTTCATGTCCATATTTTTCAATATATTCTTTTTGTAAATTTGGATTTTTTATTCTTCTTTTCTTTGCTTTTAAAAGTAAATGTTCTCTATTTTTTAAATAATATTTTCTTTGATTTTCTTTTTGTTTTGTAATTTCTCTATAAGCCATATTATCTAAAAGGATAACCAAGGTTCCAAATAACCAATGAATATCTAGTTCCTTTTGTAACTGGCTTAACTCTATGCCAAACGTGCGATGGAAATACTACAATAGATCCTCTTTGTTTAATTTCAGCACATTTTCTAACAGTTGGTTTATCTGGGTCCATATTTCTAAAATCAAATTCTAACTCTCCACCTTCATAATCTTCTGGTGCTGATAAAGAACATGTAACAGATAATTTTCTAATTTTACCAAATGTATCTTTATTATCTGCATTAGCATATGCAGACTCCCAAGAATCACAGTGCCAATCGTAGTGTTGATTTAATTTATATTTTGTAAATTGACAAGATTCAGAAAAATCCCAATCAAAATTCCATCCTGCTAATCTATTCGCTTGATGTATAAATGGTTGAATTTCTTTGTAAATCCACCTATCATTTAACCAAACAATATTTGAATCTCTTTTCTTTTTTAAATCTATTATATCGTCGTCGTTTAAATTTTCACCTTTATTAACTTTATTAGTTTGACCACCAGTAAGTGCTAATTGTTCTTGTTGAGAAATTCCATACTTAATTAACTCATCACAAAATCTAGGTGTGAGTGCACTTTGAAAAAAATAGTAATAGTTTTGCAAGTTCATTTCTAAATCCTATATATAAATTTATAGAATATTTGTCAAGTAGATGAATTATTAGCTAACTGTAAGTGTTCCAGAAACCGTGAATGTCGCAACTTTACAACCTCCAGCTGGTGCCGGTAATGTTGTAACTGTGTTTGTTCCTGGTGCTGCAGATAAATTTGATGGTCCTGGTGCTCTAACAATAACTATTCCTGAACCTCCTGCTCCTCCATTATTATTTGTTACTCCAACAGTTCTTCCTGAACCACCTCCACCACCTCCTGTATTAACAGTTCCGTCTGTTCCATTTGAAGCTACTCCTCCTGCTCCTCCTCCGCCTGGTCCTCCTGAACCTGGTGTTCCTCCTGTACCTGCTCCACCTCCTCCTCCACCTGCATAAATTATTGGTGAATTTGAAATTGAGTTAGCAGAACCTGATCCTCCAGTTCCTCCAACAGTAGCAGTAGTACCAGTTCCTGCACTACTTGATCCACCTCCACCACCACCTGTTGCTGTTGCTCCATTTGATCCTGGGTTTCCTTGTGGTGGACTAACTGGTGGACTATTCCCTGTTCCTGCTGCTGCTGGACTATTACCACCTCCACCTGATCCTCCATTATCTGCTGCTACCGGAGTACAACCTACTCCTCCTGTTCCACCACCTGCTGATGTAATAGTTGAAAATATTGAACTTGTACCTGGTGATCCTTTAGCAGTACTTATTCCTCCTGCTCCACCTGCTCCTACTGTAATTGGATAAGACCCAGATGATATTTTTAATTTTGTTGATGAATTTAATGGAGCTGGTCCATAAGCAGAAGCTCTATAACCACCTGCTCCTCCACCTCCTCCAGAGTTTGCAGAACTACCTCCACCACCGCCGGCCACTACTAAATAATCCACTGACACTGCAGCTGTTGCTGCAGTTAAACTTCCTGAAACAGTAAATGACGCAACATCTTGACCGCAAGGTTGTGTTGTAACCGTGTTAGTTCCTGGACTTGCACTTAAAATAATTGATGAGCTTCTTGCTCTTAAAATAACGATTCCCGATCCGCCGGCTGCTGCATTTTGTCCTGGTGGATGACCTCCACCTCCTCCACCACCTGAATTAGCTGTTCCTGCAGTTGAAGCTCCAGAACCTGCACCATTTCCGCCACTACCTGAACCACCTGTTCCACCTGTAACATTAGCTCCACCTCCTCCACCACCTGCGTACGTAACTGAACTTCCTGAAATTAAATTTGCTGAACCTGATCCTCCTGCTCCTCCAACTCCTGTTGGTGTAGCATTACTTCCAGCAGAACCTGCTCCACCACCACCACCTGCACCTGCACCTGGTGACGCAACTCCTGCTCCACCATTATTTCCTTGTGGTGGGCTTACTGGCGGAGTATTTCCTGCTCCACCTGTTCCTACTGGTCCTCCAGTTGCTGATCCTCCACCTCCGGATCCTCCATCAGCACCATTTAAAGGAGAACCTGTTCCTCCTTTTCCCCCTCCTGCTGAAGTGATTGTTGAAAATATTGATGAAGATCCTGAATTATTTGTTGCTCCACCTGCTCCGATTGTTACTGGAATACTTGATCCTAAATAATAAGAAGCTGTTACTGCAGTTCCTCCTGGAAAAGATGAACGATAACCACCTGCTCCACCTCCACCTGTATTTGAAGGACCACACGCATTTCCTCCACCTCCACCACCCGCTACTACTAAATAATCTACTGTTACTGAACATTGTGTCTGTGGCCAGCTACCAGATTTGATTGAGCTGAATGCACTTTTTAAATTCCAAACACCTGTTGCTTTATTTAATTCTTTTACGATAACTATTCCTGAACCGCCGGCTCCTGATCCACCAGGTCTATTTTCTCCACTACCTCCACCGCCTCCACCTGTATTAACTGTTCCTGCAGTTGCAGATCCTGCTGGACTTGCTCCACATCCACCACCACCAGTTCCTCCTGATGGTCTAGCACTTGGTGAAGCTGAACTATGTGATGATCCACCTCCTCCTCCTGCATAAGTTACTGGTGAACCTGATATTGAAGAAGACGTACCTACTCCACCTGGTCCTCCAACAGCATTAGCTGCACCACTACTTGATCCTCCAACTGCACCCGCACCTCCTCCTCCTGTTCCACCATATTTACTTGAATCAGGTCCTCTACCACCTCCGTTATTTCCTTGAGGTGGACTTACTGGAGGAGTATTTCCTGTTCCTGCAATTGAAGAATCTTGACCTGATCCTCCACCTGATCCTCCTGGTATTCCATCATTAGTTGGTCCTGGTAATGGATTCCATTTTCCACCATAACCACCACCTGCTGAACTAATTGTACTAAATGAAGAAGCTGTTCCTGGAGAACCAACTGCTCCACCACCTCCTACCACTAATGGATAAGGTGCTGATCCACAAACTGATAAACATCCTGTTCTAAAACCGCCTGCTCCACCTCCTCCGTTATTACCACAAGTTACAGGTGCTCCTCCACCGCCTCCAC